CGTGCTGACGTTCGCCGAGAAGCGCGGTGCTGTGGTGACCGATGAGGCGCACGCCAAGCAGATCGCCGACGAGTGGAACCAAACTGCGCAGTTCGTGTACCCGCCCGACCCGTATGTGCCGCCAGTCACCACGCGCATGACCGACGAAGAGATGACTGCGTACATTCAAAGCCGGCGCTACAACTGGGAGACAAAAAGGTGGAGCTAAGACCCTACCAAGAGCAGGCGGCTGACTTCCTGTACGAGCATGACCGCGCCATGATCCTAGCGCCGGTCGGCGCGGGCAAGACGGCGATCACGCTGACGGCCATGCAGGACATGGTGCGGGACGGCCACGTCAGGCGCTTCCTCGTCATCGCCCCGCTGCGCGTCGCCACCAGCGTCTGGCCGGTCGAGGCCGCCAAGTGGGCGCCTAACCTGCAATTGCGCGTAGCCGTGGGCACACCCACGCAGCGCCAGAAGGCTATGGACTATTGGTGCGAAATCGTCGTCACCAACTACGACAATCTCCAGTGGCTGGCCGAGCAAGACCTAAGCACCTTTGACGGCGTGGTGTTCGACGAGTTGACGCGCCTGAAGAACCCGTCGGGCGCCAGGTTCAAGGCGCTTGCCAAGACGCTCGACTGCCCGATCCGCTGGGGCCTGACCGGCAGCTTCACGAGCAACGGCCTAGAGGACGTGTTCGGGCAGTGCAAGATCATCGACCAGAAGCTGCTTGGCCGCAGCAAGGGCGCGTTCCAGCAGCAGTACTTCTACCTCGTCAACAAGGACTACAACGACTGGCAACCGCGCCCAGGTGCGCTGGAGCAGGTCATGGCGCGGATCAAGCCGGCCACCTTCGTGCTGGAGCCAGGCGAGTACAAGGACAAGCTGCCGCCGCTGCACACGGTCGAGGTGCGGCTGGACCTGCCCGACCGCAAGCCGTACGAGGACATGAAGAAGGACTTTGTGACGCGCTTCCCGGACGCGACTGCGGTGGCGATCAACGCCGCCGTGGTGACGCAAAAGCTGTCGCAGATGGCCGCAGGGTTCGTCTACACGCCAGAGCCGGTCTGGTTCAGCAGCCACAAGTTCGACCGGCTCGAAGAGCTGCTGGCCGAGAACCAGCAGGCCAACACGATTGTCTTTTACAACTTTGTCGAGGAACTCCATGAACTCAAGCGACGTTTTCCTTACGCCCGGACAGTTGACAGCATTGATGACTGGAACGCCGGACGAGTACGCCTTCTATGCCTGCACCCGCGATCCGCCGGGCACGGACTCAACCTCCAGCACGGCGGCCACCATATCGTCTGGCTCAGCCTGCCCTGGAGCCTTGAGCTGTTCGAGCAGGCCAACGGGCGCCTGCACCGATCAGGGCAGCGCCACGACGTCTGGTGCTACGTCATGATCGCTAACCAGACGGTGGACGAGAAGATATGGGCCGCGCTGCACAGCAAGCAGGCGGTCAGCGACATTGCAATGGAGAGCCTGAAATGAGCTACATCATCGCGGCGTTGCCGCCCCTGAAGTGCTTCGTGCGCCGGGAGTACTTGTACAACTTCACCAAGGGGCACGGCGAGTTGGAGCCCGCTATCTGGGTGAGCATCAAGGCGCTGCGCGGCCAAGTGTTCCGCATCGAGTCGCTGCTACCAAACTACGGCGCGCTGTACGACAAGCTGCCGATCAGCGCCTACGTCTGGAAAGAAGACCACGGCGACTTGCCCATCGACACGCTGCAACTGTGGGACTGCATGGGCTACCGCTTTACCGTGTGCGAGAAGATCGGCTTGCGTAATCTTGGTGTGAAGTTCTTGGGCAAGGACAAGCAGTGGAACCACGGGCACTACTTGTTTACAGTGGACTTCTGCGCCGACGGCCAAGACCTTGACACGGGCTTTACCGAGCAGGCAGAGGAGCACAAGTCATTCAACTTCATTCGACTTGAGAACGGCCAGTTCGCCACACAGCCCAACAACCGCTGTTTGTGGTACGACCAGTCGCTGATCCCGGCTGAAGTCAAGTCCCCCGACTTTCAAGCAGCCAAGACCTTTTGGACTGTTGATGGCACGCGCAAGTGGTCTGCTGGCGACGACTGGTTTTACAACATTGAGGAGAAAACATGAACACCTTGAAAGACCGTATTCGCTCGACGAAGGCGCAGTTCCGCATCGCCGTCAAGCAGTACAACCAAGCGCAGCGCCTGATGGAGCGGCTGAAGAAATCACTCGAACAACTGGAGAAGAAAGATGAACTGGCGCGAGCTAAACAAAAAGCTAAACATGCTGACCGAGGGTGAGGTGCTGGCGCTGCTGGAGGCCGAGCGCCAAGGCGCCAAGCGCGTGACGTTCCTAGAGCGCCTGCACCAGCGGTACACCATGCTGCGGGCGGCGCGCGAACGAGTGGAACTACTGAAGGAAGCAGTCAAATGAAATCCCGTATCCTAGACCCCAACTTTAAATATGTGCCGGCAGCGGCGACAGATGTTCAGGCAACATGGCGAAAATTTGGATGGAAACCTCTCGATGAAATGCCCAACGTGCGCAGCGTGGACAGAAGTAAAATTGACCAAGCAGATGGGCGAGTACGTCCAGAGATCAAGGGTATGCGGCAATGAGCACAAGTTCACCACAGAAGAGCGCGTCGTCCCCACCAAGCCGCACGGAGGGGCCAGACTTCGCAAGCTGGAGCCCAATGGTGCTGACGAAGTTCGCGCAAGACTCCTACGCAAAGATGCGTGAGCAGGAGGACCAGCTAGAGCAGTTGCGCCAAGACCTCAAGACGGCGCTGGAGGCTTACCGGGCCTTGTTACGCTGATAGCGTTTTGGACTCGGTTTCGACCGAGTCCAGTCGGCGCATCCAGCCTTTGCCGAACGTGGCAAAGGTGGATAGGCTCTTGTAGTGAGCCTCACGCAGGTTACAGAACGCCTCGATAACCTCTTCGGCGGGCTTGGCTGTGGTGGCCGCAACGGTCATGGGGCCGATCTGCCCATCGGCAGTCACTCCAACAGCCTGCTGTAGAAATTTACTAGCGCGACCAACACCAGCATTGACGGCACAATCAAACACGCACAGATCAACACCGCTAGGAAGGTCGTCGCCGCGCACAGCGTCCCAGTAGCGCTTCTTGTAGAGCGGAGAAACCATCTCAACGGTAAGTCCACGCATGTCGGCTTCAGTGGCAGGCTTGCCAGTCCATTCTTCCCAGACACGTTTGGTCACCCCCAAGTTGGTCATCCCGCCGGGATCGTCGGGATGGTTGACGTAACCGCCCTCGTACTTGAGGATGTGCTTGATCGCTTCTTCCCAGTTGTGCTTCATTTTTTCGCCATCATTTCTGTCTTGGCTTGAGAGCCAGCAGACGAGCCAAAGTAGTAGGCAATGATGCCGGTCCAAGCAGTGCCCAACGACCCCAGCATCATCAAAATGGCTGGGTTGTTGCTGTCGATCTGGTTGAAGAACATCATCACCACGATGCCGAAGAATCCGACGGTGACCGCGCTAGCTAAAATGGGCGGCATCATCGAGCGGGTTGTAGCCTGCATCTCGCGGGCACTCTTGCGGTCGTCTACGGCCAGCTTCTCGAAGTTCAATCCCAATTCTTGCGCCTGCTTGGCAAGCTCAATCTCGGCCAACTTTAGCTGCGCCACTTGGTCGGCGCTGAGCTTGTTGCTGGAGATCATGTCTTGGACCTTGTCCTCGTCCACGCCGATGGCCTTGGAGATAGCCGACACGGCCATGCCGGCTAGCGGGCCACCCAGCGCGGTTGCGACGGTGGGCGCGATCTGTTTAAGCCAGTCCATGCTTATTCCTTCTTCGTTGTGACAACGTCGTCACCCTTACGAACGGTAACCTTGTCACCCTCAACGTCAACGCGCATGGGTTGCTCAAGGCGGTCGAGCTTGTCAATCAACTGCTTCATGACCTCAAACTCGGGCTTCTCTTGTTTGGTGTTTGCGCCAGCGATGCCGTTGAGCATACTGATCAGCGCGGTCAAAGCGGCGCCCAGCAGGCCCATAACGGCGGCGATCTTCTCATTCTCCAGCACCACGCTAGAACCGACGCCGATCACGATGATCAGCGTGATGTAGAAGAGGCCGCTTTCACCAATCGCTTTACCAGCCACTTCTTTGGCGGTGCTCTGCGCTTGCAGTCTGCTCAGCTCAACTTTGGCCTGCTCCTTGATGAGCGCCAGTTCGTGGTTCAGGTCTTGGTCTGACATACTTACACCTTCAGCAGTTCCAGAGCCACGCCAGCGGCAACGCCAGGCAGCGCGGTCGCTATGGCGTCCCAAGCGTCAGGCTGACCTTCTTTGCGATACCACTGCTGGAACTCGTAGAAGACGCCGAACACGATGCCGCCAATGGCGACGGCCCAACCCACGGATAGGAAGTGGATCGCGGCCAAGACGATGGTTGAGCCGACGCCCATTGCGAGATGTTGTAGCTTGTCTTTTGCAATCATTTGTCTACCTTGTTGTCGAGCTTGTCGAAAATCTTACCCAACATTCCTTTGATGTCTACCATGTCGGCGCGGTAGTCGTCGCGAGCGACGTAGTGCGTCGGCATCTGCCGCACGTCAGCGTCAAGCCGGTCGATGGCTTGGTAGATGCGGTTGAGTGTCCAGCCCCCGAAGAATCCTGCGACGGCCACGGCGATGTTGAAGAGAATTTGGTAGTCCATGACCGTTAATTTGACCAAACGTTTGCGCGAAGTTCAAGACGAGTGACAAGATTTTGCAGTTAGGGCGCGAGCGCGTTTTCCTTGCGCGATTGCGGGGCAAGGCGGTTGTTCTGGGGCTCTGGCTGCGCGTTCTGCACTTGGGCAAGTATGTTCACCTTAGCTGGGCTTAGCTGGCCCTGCGCCTGCCCCAGCGCCCTGAGCACGTCGATTCGTTGCGATGCCGGAACTTTACGCATCAAGTCTACAAAACTTGTGCCGGACTCAAACCCTTTTTCAAGCGCCGCAGCTACATCTTTGTTAAGTTTTCCTTCCAACAAACGCAACATCTGGTTTGCAAGCGTGACCTTTGCGTCAAGAAAATCGGGTAAGCGAACTTTAGACTTGTTGGCGTCCATGATCTTGGTCATGGCCTCGGCGCCAGCGCGTGTTTGTGCGGCAACAGCCGCATCGCGCATCAGCTCAGACTGAACTTCACCAACAACTTTCATTTGGCCGGGCGTCAGTACTTGGCCCAGCTCAGCGTAGCGCGGTTCGCCAGTAGCCTTTTTAAGCAGCGCCTGCTCGCCTCTGCCCATCGCGGTCATGAATGGCCCGGCCCGCTCACCAACGCCCAACGGCTGCGCCAACACGTCTTGCATGGCGCCTAGCACTCTGGCTTGGTTAACAGGCGGCGACGCAGCGGCAAACACTTGTTGGGCTTGTTGATACCCTGGTAGTGCTTTTTCAATGTCTTTCTTTACTGTGACAAGATTTTTAACTATAAATTTATTGTCTTTGGCCGCGATGGCAGTCTTTAGCCCATCAAGTACAGACGACACTTGCTCGGCGTTTTGACTTACCTCCAGACCGGACTTTATTTTGTTTAACGCAGTAACCAACTCAGGATTGCCAGGATTGCGCGCCAATAAGTCGTCCACGCGCTGTACAAGCGGCGCAGTGTTGATTGCCGTGCTTGGCTGCGTCGCTGCTGTGTAAAGTGGGCCGGAAACATTGCCTCTCATAGCCTCAACGGTTTGCAAATCCGGCGTCACGGCCTGCATACGCGCCATGCGCGAAGCCTCTTGGGCTTGTTGTATAGTCATCGCTCGGCCAGGCGCTGCTTGGGCTTGAACGATGTCGCCGAGGTATTGAATTTGCGGGGAGACAACATCGGCCAACGCTTGCCGCACAGTCGCGCCGGGTGGGGCGTTTTGTAGGGCTATTTGCGCGGCCAGCATGTTTTGCGGCGTGCGCCCTTCTTCGGTCAAAGCGTTGCGGATTATGCTGCCCGCTCGCGTTGCTGCGCGCTGCCCTTGCACCAAATCAATAGCGTTTCCAATACCTTTGGCGCCCAGCGCCAATCCGTACTCAGCACCTTTGACTATCGGCGCGGCAGGGTTTGTGTATGCTGCCGCAGTAGACAACCCCCTAGAGACCGCCGGCGCAACCCTACTTGTCGCCGCCGCGCCGCCAGTTAGCAGCGTAGAAAAATCAGACGCAACGCCCACGGGGTCAGTGGCAAGCGCCTCTTTGAAGCCTTCCACAGACCCGTATCGTTTAGCATATTCACCACCAACTGCGTTTGCAGTAGCCACCGCGCGCTGCGCTGCTTCTGGGTTGGTCTCAAACTGATTGACAAAATCTCTGACAACTTTAGGCGTGACGTTTTGCAGCGCGCCGGCGCCGATGTCAAGCAACCCTTTGACGGTTTGGACGGGGCTTGTAACCGCCTCGTAGATGCCGCCTAAAAATTTAGCGCCGCTGGCGGGCAAGTTGGCAAGCGCTTCGCCAGGCACATCCGACCACGACCGGCGCGGGCCGGGAACTTCGGTGGGCTGTTGCTGTAAACGTAAGCGAGCGGAGGCCATAGCCATCGCTCGCTGTTGCTCTAGCGTCATTTCTGCCATAGTGAACGCTCCTGCGGAGTCATCGCGCCCCAAACGGCGGGGTCAACGCCGGCCGGCGCGGGGGTTGTTGGTGCGGCGGCGCCGCCTTTTTTTATTTCGGTGAGCGGAGGCACCGTAATTGGCGTTGTGGACAGCCCAGTTCCTTGTATTACGTCTCTGGGTATTTCACGAACGCGCTTGTTCCACGATTCGGCAGACCGCGTAGCGGTCAAATGTTGCAGCCGCGCCAACTCCGTAAGCGTTTGCGGCGTAAGATTAATCGTGCCGCCAGCAATCCCTCGCAGAAACTCAAGGTCTTTGTTGGTAAAGCCTTGGCCCGTACCAAGCCCCGCATTTTTAATGGCGTCCAACGTGCTTTGGCCCGTAGCAGCAATAAGATTTTCAGTGTTGGCAATTTTCTCTTGGTTGCTGGCGCCGGCTACATTTAGAGCGCGCGCGATGTTCAACTTTACGTCGGCAATTGGTCCTGTAAACACGTTGCCTTGTTGCACCAAGCCGATAATTCTGTTGGCGCTCGCTGCTAGTTGCGGAGCTTTTTCAGCAGCAGATAGTTTGCCCGCGTCTTGTTCAGCAATCAAACCGCCAAAACGCTCGCCGTACTTCTTCTCTGTGCTGACGTTGACCGTGGTGGCTGGGGCGTGCGTAGCTTCTTTTTGCAGACGTTTTCGAATCAACGCCGTTCTATCTGCTTCTGGAAGCCCTGATGCCTCCAACAACCGCGTAAATTCGCCCGGATTTTGTTTAAGCCGCTCTAACTTAGCAAAACCAGCTTCCGTGAACGGAATGTTTAGCCTACGCATCAATTTTTCTTCTGCGCCCGGCTCGTTGGTCTTGTAAATAAAGTCTATCTCGCGCTTGATTTCTTCTAGACGACCTTTAGCCCCTGGGGCACCCTGCTGGTCCAAGAAGCTATAGGTGCGAAATTCATTTTGCAATTGAGCAAGTGTTTTACCGCCCAAACCAGTCAATCCGCCGATTGCCGCAGGCTGCCCAGCGGCTGCCAACTGATTGAGGTTTGCAGGAGACGCGGCAGGCGCCAGAGCATTAGCCTGAGCAGCGGGGGCCGCAGCCAACTGATCGACTTGGGCAGCAGGCCCATAACCCAAATCCTGAGCAGCACGGGTCTCAGGCGACAAAAGATCGCGGCTGAGTTGCGAGAACGGAGGCACTTGCCCAGCAAACACGCCGGGAATTTTCATGCTCGGCAAAGCCCGCTCCAAAGCGGCGCGTTCTTCGGGAGGCGCTTGAAAATACGCCCTGTTCTGCTCTAACGTCAATCCAGTGTACGGGCCTTGACTTGGCTGCCGGAATGCGTTAGCCAAACCACTTGGGCCGGCGGCCGCCACCAACGCCGCTCTGTCTTCTGCCGATACTGGCGGCTGTTGCGGGGCCACCAGCCCAATGTTGCCGATTTGGGCTGTGTCAAAAGTACCTGTGCCCATAGTGCCCATCGGCACATCTTTGCCAGCGATGGGGAAAGTAGGCGTCTTACCAGTAATTGCGCCAGCAGCCGATGTTGGCGCAGTTGCAGCCGCGCCGCCAGTTGCAGCGGTAGCGGGCGCGTAACCGAATCTTTGTTCAGCCCGTGCAAACGCTGCTTTGGCTTCTTCGTGCTGAATGATTTTGTAGCCCAACTCTCGTTGTTGAGGGTTACGCGAGGCAAACAGTTCTTGGCCCATTTTCAGGCGGCTTTCTGGGGCGCCGTACTGTTTAGCAAGTTGATGAATGCGCTCAATCTCAGCATCTTCTTGCCGCATTCTTTGAAGTTGCATGTCGGCAATTTCAGTCTGACGCTGACCACCTACAATCTGTTGGACTTGCGCGTACTCGGCCAGCGCATTACGCGGCCTGAACTCGGGCTGGCGAAAGCTCATCGCAATGTTAGGGTTAACGAGTGCCATGATTAGTACCCCACGCCAGCAAAGTTAGACGGGTCGTAACGGCGGCTGTTAAGAGCCTGTTGCAGCAACGAGTTCTGCGCTTGACCCTGCTGATAGTTCATGTATTGGCCCAAGCCGCCAGTAATTGCGTTGGCTGCACCCATGTAGCCAGATGCGCGGGCCTGAGCACCAGCACCAATGGTTTCAGCCAAGTTGGAGCCGAACTGCCCGGCTTGTCCGGCAAGATTCTGCGCTGCGGTCTGACCAACGCCGGCCAGCGATTGCAGCGGGTTAAGTCGCGCTTGGCGCTCGGCTTGATAGCGGTTGAAAGCGTTCTGATACTCTTGCGAGCCCATCTCCTGCCCGAACCGCGCCAGCGCCTTGCCGGTTGCGCCGCCCATCAGCCCGCCCCGCGCCGCAGCCGACCGCTCCAGCGCCTTCTGGCCCTCCGACAGCCTGAATGCGTAGCCAGGATCAGCCTGAAACTGTTGCATTCCGAACGGCGTGTATTCGGTTGCCAGCGGGATCAGCTTGTTAAGCGCCTGCTCACCAGCCTCACGGTAGGGTCTGCCCAGCTCAACCTGCCGCTCAAAAATCTCGCGCTGCACATCGGCAGCGCGGTCAGCAGCGGCGGCTTGTGTGCTGGCGGCGCTGCTCGACGCCCTGCTGCCAAGCAAAGAACTGCCAATAATCGCGGCGGGGATCATCCATGCGGCCATGTCAGGCTCCTTAAGTCACTTCGCGTCCACTGACGCGCATGTTGATGGCGCTGGCAGTTCCAGCAATTGTACTGATGAAGTCGCCGATGCCAAGCACCTGGCCCACCAGTTCTGGGAAGGTGTACACCTCGGACGGCTGAAGCGTCTTGGTCTTGGTGATCAAGTTCTGGTTGCCGGCCGAGCCAGCCGCCGTGACGAGGTTGACGCTGATCGTCGCGGCGGTGGCGCTGTAGTTCGTCGCGGTGAACTTGTCGATGATGGTCGTCACGCCAGTCGCGGTGTACTGGGTGGTTTGAGTGTTCTCGACCGTCTTGGCCGGAACGAGGACTTTGACTGAAACGGTCATGGCTAGACTCCCTGTAGTGTCGGCACAGAGGCTATCGACACAGTTAATATGACTGACGGCGTGGCCGGACGAACTGGCCCGGTTTGTGCAGCAATGTACTGAATTGTAGTGGAGGCGTCAGTAGTTGCCCACATCAACT